ATGGAAACATTTTTAATTTTAATAGTAGGAGTATTAGTAGCAGTAGCAATATATCAGGGGATACAGATAAAAAAGTTAAGGAGGCAAACTATACAAGCGTTTTTAAAAGTATGCGAAAGAGCGTTTAAAAAGGGAGATGATAAAAAATGTTAGGCAGTTTGGACGATAGGCAATATTTAGAGCCGATAGATTATGAAGCAGAAATGGCAGACTTAGAATGTAGTGAGGTAAAGGAGTAGAAAAATGGAAAATAAAAAATCAGTATTTCAAACGCTTTTTGAAATCAATGTAAATAAGCAAGTAGAAAAGAAAAACGGATTAAATTATTTATCGTGGGCGTACGCGTGGAGCGAGGTTAAAAAGCTCTATCCGACTGCGACATATAAAGTTTATGAAACGGAAAGCGGTTGTATATATCACACAAGACGGACGGACTTGTTGGGTAAAAACGGGTGTAACAATAGAAAATTTAGAGCATATAGAATATTTGCCCGTAATGGACTATAAAAACAAGTCGATACTTCTTGAAAATATCACAAGTTTTGACGTAAATAAGGCGATACAACGGAGTTTAACAAAAGCTTTAGCAAGACATGGCTTAGGGCTTTATGTTTACGCAGGAGAAGATTTACCCGAAATTGAAATTGAAAAGATAACCCCGCGAGAGGCAAAAATTTTAAAAAATATTGTTTATGATATGAACGAATCAGAAAGGATTTATCAAGGGATTTTGCAAAAATATAACGTAAAAACTTTTAAAGATTTGACGGTTAAACAAAGAACAGAAATATTGCAAGTGCTAAGTGGCTCGAAAATTTGCGCTGCCAGTGGCAGAAAAAGCAAATTTAACGAGCAGGAAAAAACACAGAGAATTGCGAACGGGAGTGAGCAGGGCGACAATGTTTTTGACCGAGGAAAGGAGGTATAAAAATGAGGGTAAAATTTAAAGTATTGGGAGAACCAAAGGGAAAGCAGCGTCCAAGATTATGTAAAATACGAGGACGCAGCATAGTTTACACACCGAAGCAGACAACAGAATATGAACAAAAAATAAGGGCGAGTTGTAAAAGATTAATGAGTGAAAAATTCCCACAAGGGATACCACTCGAAATCAAAATAACTGCCCTTTTTTCTATCCCGAAGAAGTTTAACAAGGAGCAAAGAGAAAAGTCTATAAACGGCGAACTTCTACCAACAAAAAAGCCAGACGGTGATAATGTAATAAAAATTGTTTTAGACGCGTTAAACGATACTGCATATTTTGACGATAGCCAAGTATGCGGTATTAATTTTTTCAAAAAGTACGGCGAAAAAGCACAAATAATTATTGAAATAAAGGAGATAAAGACATGGGAAAAATAGTTAAAATTTTTGAGGACGAAAAAGAAAAATACACGGGCAATTGTTATGTTAATACGGTGATTTTTAGAGGAAGAATACCGCAAAGCCCTAAATTATACGGAAATGACACGGTTAAATTCTCAGTGCAGCTATCGGGAGGAAAAGACAAAGAAACGGGGCAATGGAGAAATCCAACATATGCAAATATTGTAGCTTTTGGAGATTTAGCGCAAAGGATACTCAAAAATTATAAAGAACATGACGAAATCTGGCTCACAGCAAAGTATTATACAAATAAATTTGAGGGAAATTTTTATCACGGATTTATCGCCCGTGAAGTGATAACAGAGGAGGATTTAAACCATGCGGAACAGGAAGTAAAAAAAGTATTAGATGATTATGATTTACCATTTTAAAAGTTAATTTGGGAGGATTTATAATGAATAACGCATTAAAACAAGTGATGACGGATAGAAGATTAAATATAAAATCAAAGGCGATTTACTCATATTTAGACGGTTTATGCCTTGATAAAAATATGTGTTACCCAAGCCGTAAAAAGATAGCATACGACCTAAATGTGAACTATGAAACGACTAAAAAATATATAGACCAGCTTGTATATTATGGATATTTGGAAGTTGTAAAGACTAGAGAAAACAACAAATTTTCTAATAATTTATATGTTTTAACATGCAAAGAAAAGCGTTCGCAGGCACAAAATGCGGGCGCTTTAAATTGGAGGCGGTGAGCTATGAACAATAATTTTAAGGGAATTTGGATACCAAAAGAGGTTTTGTGCAATAAAAATTTAGGACAAACAGAAAAATTATTAATATCTTCAATTTTTACGCTTGATAATGGCAAGGGGTGTTATGCTACAAACGCATATTTTTCTGAATTAATAGGAATAAGCAAAGATAGAGTGTCAAAAGTGATAAATAAATTAATAAAATTAAGCTATTTAAACTCTAAAATCATATACAAATTAACAGCAAAAGAAGTAGAAAGAAGAGTTTTAAAGGTAAATAGTCGAAAATTCATAGAGGGACTATGCGAAAGCACCTTTTCCCCTCCCGATGAAAACAGCCAAGAAGATAAAAAAGAAATATATAAAAAAAATAATAGTCGCAATTTTCGCAAAACAGAAAAAGAAAAGCCAAAAGATAGATGGTTTCACGAAAAAAGCGAGCCATATATGTTAGCAAGGTTTTTAGAGGAACAAATCCAGAAACATACACCAGAATTTGGAGCAAATGAAGCCAGACGGCAACGTTGGGCGAAAGATATTGACTTAATGATTAGGCGGGACGGTTTAGACCCCGATAAAATTGCAGATGTTATCGTGTGGGCGCATAACAGCACATTTTGGCGAGCGAACATATTATCAGGCAAGAAACTCCGAGAAAAATATTTACAGCTTTCAATCCAGATGAATTGCAACAGGTAAATAATGAAAAATCAAGAGGAGATATTCATATTAGCCTCATATTTAGCGTATATGGCATTTTAGAGAGTAATTGATATACTTTTTAAGCCTAAGGCATAAAACGCAAAATGAAGCAATTAAAATACATTTGAGAGCGTACTTTAATTTTGGAAGTGATAAAACATTGGAAATAGAACTTGAAGCCGCAAAAACTGCAGAAATGTCGGTAATCGGGGCGATAATTATTGACAGTAAAAGTCTTGCGGAAGTAATTGACACACTCTTGCCCGAATATTTTTATTTTGAAAGCTTTAAGGTTTGCTATGAAGCTATTTTAAGGTTATCGAGCAAGGGAAAACCGATTGATTTTGTAACAGTTTTAAATGAGGTTACCGCACATGAAAATCTTATAGAAACCGACATAAAAAAACTTTTATTGACGTGTGCTGAAAGTGTACCGAGTATTAGTAATATTTCACAATATTTTAAAATTATTATAAATTCATACAAAGCCAGAAAGCTGAAAGAAATCGGAGCAAAAATTGCTTTTGAAACCACGCTAGATTGTGCCGAAGAAGTTACAAGTCAAGCTATGACAGAACTTTATGAGATTATGAAGTCTCAAAAGGTGCGGAAATTACAGCCCGTTGGAGAAGTCGGATTAAAACTCTTTGAAACATATATCAGTGATAAACCGCCGCCAGAAAATAGGTGTGATACAGGCTTTAAGCGGGTAGACGAAAAATTAAAGGGAATGACGGCGGGAAATCTAATCGTTTTGGCGGCTCGTCCTAAAATTGGCAAGACAGCTTTTGCGATGGCAATAGCCGAAAATGTAGCACGAACGGGTAAAACAGTTTGTTTTTTTAGTCAAGAAATGGAAAGCACAGAGGTTTACGAGCGGATACTTGCTAAAAATTCAAATATTCCTATGAATACGCTTATAGACCAAAAATTTAAGGATAAAACCCGTCCAGAAAGCGCAAGAAATAGCGAACTTTTAGCAATATCAAAGGCTATTGATGATATTTATAATTTACCGCTAAAAATTAATGATACACCGAGTTTGACCGTAAACGACATAAGGCTTGAATGCCGAATGGTGCAGAAATTAGGCTTGATAGTAATTGACTATTTGCAGTTAATGAGGGGCAGTAAAAAATGTGAGAACAGAAATCAGGAGGTCGGCGGAATTTGCCGAGACCTAAAATGTTTAGCAGGCGAACTACAAGTCCCGATTTTATGTTTATCACAATTAAACCGAGTATCAGATGAAAACAAACGTCCTTCCCCTACCGATTTAAGGGACAGCGGGGAAATCGAGCAATCGTGCAATAAATTAATTTTAATGTGGTGTGTGGAGAAAAATTTAGACGAAGGAGGAGTTTTGCAAAGCAAAACCGTAGGTGTAGACGTAGCATTAAACCGCAGAGGGAATACGGGAGTAACGCTTTTTAACTTTAACGGAAATTATATGAAGTTTACCGAGCTTGACCGCGTTTATGATGAAGAGCAAAAAGAAAATAAAACGAACTGGAGGCGATAAAATGGAGTTATCACAGGTAAAGTCAAGACTTAATCGGCTTGTTTATTATGACACAGGGCAAATTGATTTAAACGGCTGTTCTATTAAAGACTTTATTTTTACAGCGTGCATTTTGAGAAAAAATAAGAAAGGATTTTACTATTATGAGGCAGAACTTAAAGAGCAAAACAGCAAAAATACTTTAATCGTACCGCTTGAAAAAGTTTTAAATATTAATGAAGTTTGAGGGCTGATAATTTTTGAAATTATCGGCTCTTTTTTATTTTAAAAATAATTTTTATGGAGGAATAAAATGAACGAATTAATAAATGTAAATATCAAAAATGAAAATGGTAAATTGTTGGTATCTAGCCGTGATATTGCGAGAGGACTTGAAAAAGAGCATTATGATGTTTTAAAGAAGATTCGGGAGGCTTTAGGAGAAGGAGAATTTTCCTGCTCGTCATATTTTACAGAACAATGGAAAGAAATTACCGAATATTTGTTAGATAAAGACGCTTTTATACTATTGGTTATGAATTACACGGGGTACAACGATTTTAAACGTGCATATATCAAGAGATTTAATGAAATGGAAGAAATCATAAAAAATAATATGCCGCAGTCTTACCCAGAAGCACTCCGCAGATTAGCCGCAGAAGTTGAACAAAGAGAATTAATTGAAAGACAGCGGGATGAAGCGTTAAAAACAAAAGCATGGATAAGCGACAAAAAGACCTCCACAGCTATGAACACGGCAAGCCAAAAAGCAAAAGAAGTTAAAAAACTTGAAATCGAGCTTGATAAATCCAAAGAGTACGCCAGCACGAAATTAATACAGATAAAAACGGGTAAAAAATACAATTGGAAAGACCTCAAAAAATATTGCATAACAGTCGGGCTTGAAATAAAAAAGGCGCAAGATTCAAATTACGGAGAGGTCAACAGCTATCCAGCCGAAGCGTGGAAAGAAGTTTATAAAATCGAAATAAAAGAAATCATTTAAGGATTAACGGAAATTAACAGCCGTTATTTTTTTATTTAGGAGGATTTTTTATGACTAAAAAGGAATTATCACAGCTTTACTATTTAAAGAAAGAAATCAAAGAGCAACAAAAAAGACTGGAGGAATTAGAAACCGCAGCCACATCTTGCACAGCCAGAATAACGGGTATGCCATACGGCACAGGAATAAATGATAAAATCGGGAAATATGCTGCACAGATAGCAGACTTAAAGGGGCTTTTAGACCTAAATTTAAAAAAGTGTTTTTATGAATTAAACCGTATTAATAGATTTATAGAAAGCGTGGAAGATAGTGAGATTCGTATGATTTTAACACTAAGATATACACAAAATTTAAGTTTGAGAAATATTGCAACAATTATGAATTATCAAGACGAAGGTGTACCGAGAAAGCGTCACGATAGATTTTTAAAGAAAACAAAATGACCGATTTATCCGAATTAAAAGTGATATAATGATATCGTGGGATAAAACCCACAAGTCTTCCCGTAAAATTATTTTTAAAATGAGTGCATAAAAAGGGGCGGTATATCGCCCCTTTTGTTGTGCTTATTTATTTTAAGGAAGTGAGAGTATAAAAACAAGAATTCGCAACGAAATAAAATTATTATAAATAATAGTTGAAAGGAGGTGTTAAAATTCAATAAATTGAAAACAAAGTTAATTTCATGTATAATTAAAATGTCATTTTTTAAGTTTAATTATTTGTAATTAACTTAAATAGGTTTTCGAAATTATTCTTTGCTTCGATTAATAGTTCATATGGTACATTATCATTTAAAATATTGTCATCTGGTCTATAGTGGCAATCTAAGTAATTTGAAGAAAACTCTGTCAAAAATGTAGTTTCTTCTTTTACAATTCGAGAAATGCTTTTATATGTTGTGCAGTAGTCGTAAAATTTTTCATCAGAAAGTTCTTTATCTACAAAAAAAGTTTCATATTCATTTTGTGGCAAAAAGTCGGCAAAACATTTAAAAGTTTGTTCATGTAATAACGAATAATTTATATATAATTCATTATTTTCTTCATTATTGCATAATACAAAAAAATTATCATAAAATTGTATTCTAACCCTATGTGCGGAACAATTATTTTGTGCGAATGCAACACTTGCCAATAATGAGAAGAAACCAGTAACTAACATTTTTCTTAAGTTAAACATAGAACATAACCTCCAGTTAAAATAATAATAATATTGTACAACTAAGTTAATTTTAATTCAAGTAGAAGTTTTTAAAATAAATTTGAAGGAGAGCGTAATATTAGTATGCAAGAATTAATCAACAATTTAAAAAATGCTATAGCTGAAGCTAAAAATGCTATTTCTGATTTTGAAAAGCAAAGGAAGGATTTTGATAAAGATATTGAGGATTATAATAATTTGCGAGAAAAGAAATTTGATAAAGATAAAAAGACTCAATATGTAGAGTTTAAAGAAGATATAGAAAAATTAGAAAAAGAAATACTAGAACTTAAAGCTGAAAATGAAGATATCAATAATATAAAAAAATTGAATTTAAATGATAATTCCATAAATATATTAAAGAGTATTTTTAGTTCTGATAATATTAAATCCAAAGTTGCTTCTCTAAATTTATTAAATAAAAAAGGTAGGTTTACACATATATTAAAAGATGTAAATACCTATGAGAAAATCAAAAAACGTTTAGAACCACTATACAATATATTAAGGAAACATCGATTTAATTATAAGAATTTAAATGATAATTCTGGTGAAATTGAAAAAAGAGCGAATAAAATATTAAAATTAAATCAGCAAAAAGATAAATTGAAAAAGAAAATGAATCCATATCCAAGTGCTAGTTTTGGGTATAAAATAGCGCATAGTGAAAAGATTGACCCAGATAAATATTTAAACAAAATTTATGAGATGGAAAAAAATTTTAAATTTGTACCGTATCCTGCGTATCCTGATAGAGAGTGGTTTATATATTTTGAAAGTCATTTAAATAGATTTAAAAAGATAAAAGATAGATTTGATAGAATAACGAAATTTATGAATGATTATTCCAAAGAATTGAAAGCTATTGAGAATACAAATGATGTAGTAGATTCAAGTAAATTAAAAAAACTAGAACAAAAAGAAATGATTGCTTCACAAGAAGATAAACAAGATTTAGCTGAAAAATTGGGAATTAAAGAGAGAAATACGTCTTCAAGTGGAAACTCAAGAAATAAATTACAGAAAGATGTAGTTAATATTGCTAAAGACGGTTCTGGTCAAATAAGAATTTCTGATTTAACAACACCGAATTCATCACTCGATAAAGGCTTGTATTGGCTAAAAACACCGTTTGAGAAAGTTAGGATTCAGGTAGATAAGGATGGTGATATATATGTGTATCCTAAATCTAAAAATGTAGCTCCCACATATAATTCAATTGCGCTAAAGTTAGATATGCTATTTACCGATGGAGAAAAAAAATTAGATAAAAACAAAATTGTGAAAGGTGTGATTGAACCAATAATCGGTTATCTAAAACAACGTATACCAATTACTAGAGACGAAAATCTGGATAAAGAAGATTTTAAAAACCAGAAATTATTAGATAAAATAAAAAAAGATACATCTCCAAGAGCCAACTTTGCCATTTTAGATAAAGAACAGATAGAAGCTGCTGCAGTTCTTTGCGGAATACTAATGTTAGCTGAATCACACCAATTCAGAAATCCTACCTTAGGGAAATTTGAAAGGAGCAGTGTAAAAAGAGTGAAGCAGCTTGCTTTGAGAGGTTGCACGAATCCATTCAGTATTGTTTATTTAAATAGTTCTGGTGAATATATAAATGCACATGATTCGAATAGTGATACTACGGACAAGCATAAGGCGCTAAAAATGGGTGGTATTGCTCAAACAAAAGAAATTCTAGAATTCAAAGTAATTGGAGAGGATATTGCTGTTAATAAGAATACTTTGCCTAGCTTTATATTAGCAAAAATTAAGAATAATATGTTTATAGACTCTGATGGAAAACGAACTTCCTCCGGAGAATATATAAAAATTGTAGATTTAGATGCTAGAGAAAAGTACAAATTTTTTAAAGAAGACAAAAAGCAAACTATAAGAGAATTTATAGAAAAGCGTCTAGATAGAAATATGAGAAATCAATATAAAATGCTAAATAGAACACCCAACAAAAGAAACAAATAAAACAAAATTTATTCTATATTATAGTTATATTATAGAGTGAAATGTCTTTTTGTAAAATTATTTTTAAAATGAGCGCATAAAAGGGGCGGTATATCGCCCTTTTGTTGTGCTTATTTATTTTAAGGAAGTGAGGATATAAAAAAGTCTTGCAAATATTGCGGAAGTATACACGAAGAAAATTATAAATGTAAAAAGCGACCCATACAAAAGAAACGAATAGATGAAAGCGTGTGTTTTAGAAGTAGCCAAAGCTGGCAGGACAAGCGCAAGAAAATAAAACAACGAGATAATTGTTTGTGCCAGATATGCGTTAGAAATTTATATAACACCGAAAGAAAATATAACTGTGAAAAGCTACAAGTACATCACGCAATACTATTAAACGCAGATAAAACTTTAAAGCTAGAGGATAGTAATTTAATAACGCTATGTGAATATCATCACTATTTATGCGATATGGGGGATATTCCATATATTGAGGTTAAAAAGATTATTGACGAACAAGAAAGTAAAAGCAAAATGAAAATTTTATTGTCCCCCCCTGCTAATTGATTTATTGTGCAAAGAACACAAAAACACCGTACATTCCACATAAAATTACGCTAAATAAAAACGAGGTGCATTTTTGGAAATATGAAAAATCAAGAATTAAACAAACAAGCAAAAGAAATTTTAAAAATTGCTCAAAATCACGGAGTAGAACAAAATTTTTTCTTTATAACTACATTTAAACGTTATCAAGTACAAATTGAAATATTAAACGATTTAGAAAAGACAATAAAAGAAGATGATATTTTAGTAACCAAAGAATATGTAAAGGGCAGAAAAAATGTGTATTCCCACCCCGCCATACAAGATTATAACCGTACAACAGACAGCGCTAATAAAACGGTGGTAACACTTATGAAAATAATTACAGTTTTGAGGGATAGAAAAGAAAACGATGAACCCGACCCGCTTTTGGAGATACTCAGCGGACGCGGAACCCGCACGGGTATTTCATGAGCAAAAACAAGTGAGATGAATTAGTTTAATCGCCCGCATTAGACAAAAACGCGAGCAAAAATATTGTTTTTAAGGAGGTGTTTAAGTACGCGATGAAAAGGCAACTGGTTGCCCATAAAAGTTATAAATATGTGCGAAGCGTGATAAATGGTGAAATTTCAGCACCAAAGTATGTTATAAAACAATGCGAAGATTTTATTGATATTTGCGACGGTAAATCGGAAAAATATTTTATCGACGAGGAAAAACTAAATAAAATTGACAACATTTTAAAATTACTAATTATGCCGCGAGGACTTAAAATGGGTCAAAATATTTATGATTGTTCGTGCGGATACCAATGGCTTATTTACGCGTCTTTGTGCGTTGTTTACAGAGAAAATCCAAGCAAAAGAAAGTATGAGACCATAATTTTAGAAGTAGGACGAAAAAATTTTAAAACCTTTACGGTAGCAACAATTTTTGTCTTACTTTTTTATTTGAGCCAAAATTTAGTAAATTTTACAGCGTAGCACCCGACGGGAGTCTATCGCGGGAAGTAAAGACGGCAATCGAAGAAATTTTAAAAAGTAGTCCTACAATTTATTATTACAATTCCCTTCCCCGCTTTAAAATTTTGCGAGATTATATAGAATTTAATCTAAATGAAAACCGATATATACCGCTAAATTACAGTAATTCCCGAATGGACGGCAAATTACCGAACGTCTTTTTAGCGGATGAAGTTGGGGCACTCCCGAACAGTTACGCGATAGAAGCCATGAGGTCGGGGCAGCTAAATATTTTAAATAAGTTAGGGTGTATAATTTCTACTAAATATTCAACAAGTAACAACCCTTTTGAGGATGAAGTTAATTATACGAAAAAAGTTTTAGACGGCGTACAAAAAGATGAGACCGTATTTTTCTTGCTTTATGAACCCGATAATACGGAAAACTGGACAAGCGACAATACAATCTTAAAGCATGCGAATCCCGTAGCACTTGAAATCCCAGAAATATGGGAAGATTTAATTAAGAAAAGAGCAAGAGCAATAACGGTAGAATCTGCGAGAGAAAATTTTTTAACGAAGCATTGTAATATTATTTATCAGGGCGCGGGAACGGAAAGTTTTGTTGATATAAAAGATTTACAAAATTGCAGAGTAAATAGGATTGAATGGACGGGGCGCGAGGTTTATGTGGGCGTTGATTTGTCTATGACGAACGATAACACAGCCGTTGCTATAGCTACCGAGCAAGACGGGAAAATTTTAGCCGACGTGATATGTTTTATTTCAGAGGAGCGAATTAACGAGAAAAATAAAATGGAGCGCATAAACTACCGCCAATTTATTAATGCGTGTAAGTGTTATAGCTTGTGGAAATAAAACCATTGATTATGGTGTTGTTGAGGATTTTGCTTTTAGTATTGAGGAAAAATATGGCGTGACCGTAAAAGCGATAGGTTTTGATAGATACAACGCCCTATCTTCTGCGCAGAAATGGAATAAAAAATATAATACGGTGGAAATCCGCCAACATAGCGACACCCTCCACCCGCCGACAAAGCTACTTTATGAAAAGATAAGTAATCACGAGTTTGAATATGAAAAAAATACGCTTTTAGAGATTAATTTTGAAAATGCGCGCTGTACTTACGATACAAATATGAATAGATACGTAACAAAGAAAAAATCTTGTGGCAAGGTAGATATGGTAATTGCGCTAATTAACGCGGTTTATCTCTTGCAACAAGATGTTATTTTTTCTGATAATTCGTGGGTTGTTCAGGTAATTTAATCTTCTCTTCCAAATAGATAGTTTAAAGAAATATTTAAAACTTTTGAAAGACCGTCAATCTCTATATCATTTACCATTCTATCCCCGTTTTCAATTCTTGAAATAGAACCTCTGCAAATATACACAGGCAGTAACTCTAGTTTTGCGGATAATTCAGCTTGACTTAAATTAGCTTTGATTCTAGCCTCTTTCACTTTTTCACCTATAATATTTAATTTTTCGCTGTCAATAATTTTTTTCATATTAAACACCTCTTATGTCTTGAATTAGGACAAATAAAGTGTAAAATTATTATTAGTAAATCTTGTCCTATTAACAGGACAACAAGGAGGAAAAATATGAAAGTGGCAATAATAGGTTCAAGAAATTTGATAAACGTAGAAATATCAAAATTCATCCCAAAAGGTACAACGGAGGTAATCTCTGGCGGAGCGAAAGGAATTGACGCCTTAGCTGAGGAATGGGCGGATAAAAACGGTATCCCGAAAACGATTATTAAGCCCGAATATGAAAGGTATAAGCGCGGTGCACCATTAAAGCGTAATGAGAAGATCGTTGAAAGTGCAGACATAATAATCGCCCTTTGGGACGGGAAATCCAAATGGACGAAATTTACGATAGATTATGCAAAAAAGCTAAATAAAAAAATGAAAATTTATATTTTAAAGGAGTGAGGAAATGAATATATTTAAGCGAAAGCGAGAAGAAAAGCGAACGGAGCCGCCGATAGACGATGTGTTATTAAAATCGTTATTGTACGGGGAAGAAATAGACCGAGAAAAAGCATTAAATATCCCCGCAGTTGCAAGGTGCGTAAACTTAATATCCGAAATTGTAGGTATGATACCGATAAAACTTTATAAGGAAGAAACGATAGACGGTAAACCTAAGACTATCGAGGTTACAAGCGATAACCGACCGAGTCTATTAAATGATGATACAAAGGATACGCTAAACGGGGTACAATTTAAACGTGCAATCGTTAGAGATTATCTTTTAGACGGTAAAGCGTTCGCGTATATAAATAAAAAGCGAAACAACGTGCAATCGATACATTATGTTGAGCCACAAAAGGTACAGGTAGTAAAGAATTTTGACCCGATATTTAAAGACTATGATTTAATTGTACACGGGAAAACGTATAAACCTTTTGAATTTTTGAAAATCACTCGTGCGACAACAGACGGCATAAATGGAATCGGGGTTATTAAGGAAAATCAAGAGTTATTAAAAATAGCATACCAGACCATAAAATTTGAACAGAATTTAGTCACAACAGGCGGCAACAAACGGGGTTTTGTAAAATCACAAAATGCGCTAACAAAAGAAGCAATAAAAGCCCTAAAAGACGCGTGGCATAAGATGTACGCAGACCCGAGTGAAAATAACGTTGTGATTTTGAATAACGGCTTAGAATTTCAAGAAGCCAGTAGTACGTCGGTCGAAATGCAGTTAAACGAAAGTAAAATTGCAACAAATAACTCGATTTTAGATATTTTTAACGTACCCCAAGATTTTAATTATGAAATATTTATAAAGACAGCAATAATGCCCATAATAACGGCGATAGAATGTGCACTCAATAAAGACTTTTTACTTGAAAAAGAAAAGAGGCGGCTTAGCCGTCAGCCCGAATGGGGAAACCATGTGAGCAAAGCGAACGTGGCGTCTTTATATTTTGCGTTTGATACGAAAGAAATCACGAAAGGCGATATTAAGACACGTTTTGAAGCATACAAAACCGCACTTGAAGCGAACATTATGCAGATAGACGAAATTCGCTATATGGATGATTTAGAGCCGTTAGGACTAAACTTTATAAAATTAGGACTTCAAGATGTTTTATTTAATCCCTCAACGAAAGAAATTTACACACCAAACACTAATCAAATTACAAATATTGAAAGGGGTGAAAATAAATGCGAATAGAAATACGCAATAAAAGCGTGATTTTAGACGGGTATGTAAACGCCGTAGCGCGAGACTCTAAACCAATGTTAGATGAAAACGGAAATAAATTTGTAGAGCAAATTATGCCGAAAACTTTTGAAAGGGCGATTGGGAAAAACGAAGATATTTTATGTCTTTTAAACCACGAGCCAAATAGAAAATTAGGAAGCACAAGGGACGGAAATATTGAACTTTTTGAAGATAATATCGGGCTTAGAGCAATATGCGAAATCGCAGACGCGGAGGTAATACAAAAAGCAAAAGAAAGCAAGTTAAGAGGTTGGAGTTTTGGTTTTGAGGCTATCAAAGAACACGAAGAAGCCGTAAGCGATAACTTAAAACGTAGGTTTATTGACGAGATGAATTTATTGGAAGTATCAATCATAGACGATAAAAAAATCCCGTGCTATGTGGGAACAAGCATTGAAACCAGAGCCAATTCGACCATAAAAACAGAGTTTAGAGGACGGGAAGCCCCACCCGTTTTTGTAACAAAGCAGAGTTTAAACGAACCGCAAAAAATAGATTATTCATTATATGAGGATATTTTAAAACAAGTGCAAAATCAAAGTAATTAAAGGAGATTGAAAATTATGGAACTAAAATATTTAACGGAGCAAAGAGCAGAAAATCAGAGCAAAATGCAAGAAATTTTAAACGAAGCAAAAAACGAACAAAGAGCCATGACAGAGGAAGAAATCAAGAAATTTAATGAACTAAAAAAGCTAATTCACGAGATAGACGCTACAATTAAAGCCGAAGATGAAGCCCGAAAAAATGAGATTAATGAAAGCCAAAAAGAAGAGACGGAGAAACAATCCGAAAATGCAGAAAATGCGGAGCAAAGGGCTTTTGCTAACTTTATCAGAGGAATTAAAACCGAGAACAGAGCAAATAATCTTGATTTAGGGAACAACGGGGCAGTTGTGCCACAGACGATAGCAAATAAAATAATTGAGAAAGTAAAGGAAATTTGCCCGATTTATAGTTTATCCGAAATTTACAATGTCAAAGGGGATTTAGTAATTCCCTATTACGGCGAAAATTCGGGCGAAGATATAACTTGTGCATATGCAACAGAATTTACGGATTTAACGAGTACTGCTGGCAAATTTACAAGTATAAATTTATCAAGCTATTTAGCGGGAGCAATCACTAAAATATCAAAGTCATTAATTAATAAAAGTGATTTTGATTTAACAAATTTTGTAATAAATAAAATGAGTTCAGCTATTGCGGAGTTTATCGAAAAAGAACTTTTAAACGGCACAGGGATAAATTCTTGTCAAGGAATTTTAACAGGAACGACAAACATTGTAGAGACATCTGCAAGCGGGAAAATTAGTGCGGACGACTTAATTGATTTACAAGAAAGCGTAATTGATAATTACCAAAAAAATGCAGTATTTATTATGAACAGAAGTACGCGAAAAGCGATAAGAAAGCTAAAAGATAACGACGGCAATTATTTATTAAATCGCGACTTTACGAGTGCGTGGGGATATACTTTGCTTGGAAAACCAGTTTATACGTCGGACAATATGCCAGAAATTGAAGCGGGAGAAAAAGTTGTAATTTACGGCGATATGACGGGCTTATCGGTAAAATTAACAAAAGATGTTGAAATACAAGTCTTGCAAGAACTTTACGCCGCACAGCACGCTTTAGGGGTTGTAGGTTGGGTTGAAATTGACGGCAAAGTTACAGACCAACAAAAACTCGCGGTCTTACAAATGAAATCCGAATAAGTTGAAATACACAAAAATTAATATTTGAAAGGAACGCGGGCGGATGAAAATTAGTGAGATAACAACGGATAATCTCATAAATTATTTGAGGTTATCTTCCGAGAAGATAGATGAAAAAGAGACAGCCGAAATAAAGACTTTTTTAGAAACCGCCAAAGAATTTATATATTCATACACAGGGCTAACGCCCGATGAAGCCGACAGCCACGAGGATTTTACTATTGCTGTGTATGTTTTAGTGCAGGATATGTATGATAACAGGTGCTTTTATGTTGACAAAAATAATTTAAATAAAGTTGTGGAAACGATACTAAATATGCACCGAGAAAATTTAATTTAGGCGGTGATTTTGTGTATGTAAATGCAGGAAACTTTAATAAAAAAATAGAGGTAATAGAATTTAAAGAGACCAAAGACAAAGACGGTTTTCCCATAAAAAATGAAGTTTTAGTATTAAAAACATGGGCGCAGATTACAAATGTTAGCGGAACGGAATTAATTAAAAGTAATTCGGATTTTGCGCAGATAAAGACGAGATTTTTAGTTCGCACACCGAAAAAAACTATCAAAAAAGATATGTTTATCAAGTTTAGAAATAATTTTTATAATATAACTTATGTTAACAATTACTGTTTTAAAGACCAGTACACCGAGATAATAGCGGAGTTGGTGGTGAAATGATGGCAGGCACGGAACCCGTGCAGGTAATTCGCGAATTAAGGCGGTGCAAAATTTTAAGAATATTTGCCCGCGATTTTAAAAATGTGAGGTGATAGAGATAGCAGATTTTAGTGCGTCCGTGGATTTAAGCGAGATAATTCCCGAAGCATTACAAGATGAAAATCTAGCGAAAGAAATGGTAAAAGCAGGGCAACAAATTTTACAAAACGCAATAAAAAATAATGCACAAAAATATAAGAAAACGGGTTCAATGGCAAATTCAGTAAAGGCAAAAGCTCCCACGTCAAGCAGAAGCGGAGGAGTTATCGGAAGTGTAACATTTACAGGCAAGGACAAAAACGGGATGAACAACGCACAAAAGGCTTTGTGGCTTGATTATGGAACAAAACATATAAACGGGACTGCATTCGTGAGGTCGGCGGTAAAGTCCAGCGAGGGCGCAATCTCAGAGGTTTTGGAGCAAGTTTTTAACAGTAAAGCGAAAGGATGATTTTAAATTAATGTAAATCAAATAGTTGAGGATACCTTAAAAGATTTTGAAGTGGACGGCAAGAAAATACCCGTTCACTTTTTACATTTTACGGGGCAAGCCGAAACGTACTTAACTTATTACACATGGTACGAAAAGCCCGATAATTTTTCAGATGACGAGCATAAAAACGAAATTTCATATTTGACTGTTGATGTGTTTTCAAAGAAAAATTTTAAGGACATAGTTAAAAAGCTAAAAAAGATTATGAAGCAAAGTGGCTTTATATGGGAGGATACAGCCCCCGAACAATACGAAAGCAACACGGGATATTATCATGTGCCCGTGAATTTTTATTATTTAGGAGATGTTGAATAATGGCAGGAATAGGCTTAAAAAGTTTTAAATACTCAAAACTAAATGAGGACGGCAAAACGTACGGAGAAGTAAAAACGCTTGCAGGAGCGATTGAATGCAAAGTGTCAATCGAACTTGCAGAAGCGACTTTGTATGCGGACGACAGCATAAAAGAGCAGGTATCGGTTTTTAAAAGCGGCACAATCACAGCAGGAATTGATGATGATAATGACAAAGTTTTTGCTGAGCTTTTAGGACAAACAATAGACGAGGAGAGCGGACTTGTAACGTCAAATTCGAGCGATACGCCAATTTATGTGGGATTTGGACATATAGTTCCGAAAATGGTTGGGGGAAAAAGAAAATATAAAGTAGAATTTTTCCCAAAAGTTAAATTTAAACCATTTATGACAGACGCCAAAACTAAAGGTGACAACTTGGAATTTACCACACCCTCCGTTGAAGCAACAGTCTTTGAGGATAGCGATGGAAACTGGGAAAAGCATAATATTTTTGATACGGAAGATGAAGCAGTAACAGGACTAAATGCACTTTTTGTGCAGCCTCAAACAGCTTAGGAGGAAGTTTTAAATGCTTGATACAATAAAATATTTAGAAACCGAAAGCGAAAAATATCCCCTTGCTTTTACATTAAACGTCATGGAAATAATACAGGAAAAATACGGCAGCATTGAGACTTGGAGTGAACTCATACAGAAGCAAGGCGAACCAGATATAAAAGCATTAAAATTTTTCATCACGGAGGCAATTAACGAGGGACTAGATATTGAATCAGAAAAAACAGGGGAAAAGAGGGAACTAATCACACCCAGAAAAGCGGGGAGAATTTTAACTGAAATCGGATTAAAACAAGCAACAAATACAGTAGCAAGTGTAATAACCGAAAGCGTACGAGCGGATAAAACCTCAAAAAACGAATAACGCCCGCAGGAGATAGAAGTGCGGGCGGTAAAAATACAAATTTATGTTTAGAGAATGAGTGCGAAATGGGTCAAGCGTCATGCTTGGATTTTTCATGGCTTTTATTTGTAGGAGTGAAAATGCTCGGTTTTACGGAAAAAGCAGTCGGGCGTATGACACTAAAAAAATGGAATTTGTTATTTGAACATTTTAAAAAATATCACAATTTTAAGACTAAAGGCGGGCTTTTCAAAGAGGAAAAGGAAGTAATCCAAGATGACGAGTGGATTAAACGTTAGTTGTGGTTAAAACCATTGTGTGCAGCATATAATATATTGACGTACGCAAAAACGTATGTTATAATATAAACGGGGTGATTTATATGTATAACACTAATGTAACTAATGCAAGGGCGAATTTATATAATTTAATAAATATGGCTATTGACAATAACGAAGTAATTAATATTAATACAAAAAACGGAAATGCAGTACTCATTAGCGAAGAAGATTATAATTCTTTAATAGAGACACTTTATCTGTCATCAGACCCAGAGTATAAAAAGTCTTTAATTAATGGAAAAAATACTCCCTTAGAAGACTGTGTAGATGAGGAAGAGGTTGAATGGTAGGATTCAAAGTAAAGTTTACAAAACAAGCGGTAAAAGATTTAGAATACTTAAAAGCCGCAAATCTCTCTAAAAAAGCAAAAAAATTAGTTGATATAATGAAAGAAAACCCGTATCAAAATCCCCCTCCTTATGAGAAGTTAATTGGTGACTTAGACGGTATGTATTCAAGGAGAATAAATATTCAACATAGATTGGTTTATGAGGTTGATAATGAAGAAAATATTATAAAAATTATTAGAATGTGGAAACATTATGAATAATTAGAAAAAGCGCTCAGGAGTGGGCGTTTTTTTGTTGTGCAAAAAGGCGGTGAAAACGTGGGAGTAACAACATTTGGAGGAAAAATAAAGTTAGAGGGCGAGCGTGAATATAGGCAGGCAATCTCGCAGATAAATTCAGATTTAAAAGTGTTTTCTTCAGAGATTGGAAAGTTAACGGCGGAGTTTGGCAAAAATGATACGTCTACAAAGGGTTTAACGGAGCGGAACAAGGTTTTAACCGAACAAATTGAAAAACAAAAAGAAAAAATAGCGACTTTAAAAGGTGCGGTCGAGGATTCGGCGGAGCAGTATGGCGAACATGACAAAAAGACAAATAACTGGAAAACGACTTTAAACAAAGCCGAAGCAGAGCTAACCAAAATGGAAAAAGAACTGGACGGCAATAACAAACAGCTTGGCGAAAACGGGGAGAATTTAGATGACGGGAGTAAATCTCTTGATGAATTTTCTAAAAGTGAGGACGAAGCAGGACAAAAAGCCCTTAAGTTCGGAGACTTGGTTAAGGCAAATTTAGTAAGCGAAGTGATAATAAGCGGGATAAAGAAGCTTGGCGAGGGTATAACGAAAGTCAAAGAATATTTGACGGATTCGGTAACAGCGGCAGCAAGCTATGCGGATAATATTTTAACTATGTCTACACAAACAGGTATCAGTACGCAGACTTTACAAGAATACAGTGCAGTAGCGGAACTTGTAGACGTAAGTGTTGATACCATGACAGGTTCAATGGCGAAAAATATAAAATCCATGACGAGTGCTGCAAGCGGAACGGGAACGGCGGCGGAAGCATATAAAAAGCTGGGCGTATCCGTTACGGATTCGAACGGAAATTTAAAAGATAGCGAACAAGTTTATTGGGATACAATAGACGCTTTAGGGAAAATTCCGAATGAAACTGAGCGCGACAGCATAGCTATGCAAATTTTAGGTAAATCCGCACAAGATTTAAACCCATTAATAGCGCAAGGAAGTGCAGGAGTAGAAGAACTTACATCAAAATATGCCAGATTTGGAACGGTTCTATCAGAAGAAACCCTCAACTCTTTAGGGGCACTTGATGATAGTATGCAAATTTGGAAAATTACGACAGAAGCAACGGGAAATTTACTCGGAACACTTCTAGCTCCTGCAATGACAGATATCATAACTAATGCTAACGATATGTCAGGCGAATTAAATTCTTTAATAGATTCAGCTTTCAACGGAGGAGATATGGAAGCAGCGGTGATGAACTTTGCCGACACAGTTAGAGAAGCTGTAACGAATATATCTGGGGCTATCCCCCAGATAATCGAAGTTGGAAAGAATCTTATTTCAGTGCTTTTAGAGGGTTTAACCGCTGCTCTACCTTATATTTTAGAAGCCGCAGGAAAAATAATTCCTGAAATAATCACGGGGATAACATCAGTTTTACCACAGCTAACAAACGCAGCAATTACTATAATTATGGCGCTTTCCACCGCACTAATTAATTCTTTGCCACAAATTATTCAAGCGGGAGTAGAAGTCATCACAACACTTGTCAGTGGAATATCACAGTCTTTACCTATTTTAATTCCTGCAATCGTGTCCGCCGTGATATTAATTGCGCAGTCTTTAATTGACAACATAGACTTAATAATACAAGCAGGAATTGATTTGTTTATGGGACTGGTACAATCAATCCCGCAGATTATAGCCGTTTTAGTACCGAAAATTCCAGAGATAGTAAACAGTATAGTAAATGCTTTAGTAAATAATGTTCCTTTACTTTTAGACGGAGCAATAACACTTTTCATGGCGATAGTATCGGCAATCCCCGAGATTATCGTTATTTTAGTACAAAACGTGCCTCAGATTGTAACGGCGATAATTAATGGGCTTTCAAAACTTCCAGAACTAATCGGAGGAATTTTAGGAACAGTTTTAAATAGATTCACCGAGTGGGGCGTATTCAAGCACGATAAAAAAATATGAAATCAAGATTAACGGTCAGGCTTTTAGTCAATCAAATTTCACAACAAATCCACTAACAGGGAGTGGCACTTGTACAGTTAAGATAACGGATTCAAGAAACAGGACAGCGAATCAAAGTCTTTCGTACTCAGTAACGAGTTATGCAAATCCGACTATCAATAATTTTGCAGTTGTAAGATGTAATCAAGACGGCACAGAAAGTGACGAGGGGGCATATGCAAAATGCACCCTTAAATCCACTATTTCAAGCGTAAATAATAAGAATGACAAAAATTTTCAATTATTTTATAAAAAGCTTACTGATAGCAATTATACTACAATAAGTTTGTCAAACAACAGTTATTCTTATGATAATACACAAATCATCGTAGCCGATATAAATAGCGAATATGAGTTCATTTTCAATGTAACAGATTATTTTAGTACAGTACAAAAATCACTAAATTTAGGTACAGCATTCACGCTCGTTGACTACAACGCAAGCGGTCGGAGCGTAGCTTTTGGGAGAGTATCAACAGCAACATCAAGCCAGAAAAAATTACAAATTAAACTTGATACCGAAATCGAGGGAACATTAAAAATAAATAATAAAACAGTTTTTGATTTAATTTATCCAGTAGGTTCTATCTATATGTCCGTAAACAGCACAAATCCAAAAGACTTATTTGGCGGAACTTGGTCACAATGGGGCTCGGGACGTGTACCAGTATGCGTCAATGTTTCTGATTCAAGTTTTAATACAGCCGAAAAAACAGGAGGTAGTTTGTCACATCGGCATGAGTTTAGAATTGGTATGCACTGGTGGTATGGCGGGGCTTGCGGAGAGGGTTCATATAGTGAAACAGGTGCGTATCGCTTTTCCGATAACCAATATGACGGTTGGGCGAGAGAATTAGATGGACAATCTTTACGCGTAAACAGTGCAATTTACAACAATTCTTCTACAACAACCGCAAATCCAAACGGGAAATGGTCTAGGGGCGATACGTCAGAATCAAGCAATTTACAACCTTATATAACGTGTTACATGTGGAAAAGAACAGGTTAAATTTTAAAGGTATATATTAAAAACTAGATTTACCCAAACATCTGGATTTAAAGTAGACTATCTCATATGCTTGAAACATTTTGACAGGTATTTTAATTTTAAGAGGGAGCACCTATATCTATGATATTTTTAAAACTTTCACAAATATAAAATAAAAACTTTCCATGAATAAAAATTCACAGAAAGAATATTATAATAATGTGTTGACAATAGACAACACAAAGTATATAATAAAAGTAGTGGGAGCAAAACCGTTTGAAAAGCGGTCAGCCTCCAAAGGTATAAAGCATTATAAAAGCCGATACTTTGGACGAGTGGCGGCTTTTATATTTTTGTGTTTTTATCTATATAATTAACAGCACTAAATAGCACTATAAAATACATTATAAGAGGACTTATAAAAATGATAAAATCCAACATAATATCTACCTCCTCTGGGAGGCAGATTAACCGCCATTCATAGGCTAAACTCCTACTACTAATGTATCATTATAAATTATAGAACAAGCAATTACAACATAATTCTACAAAGAAAAATAAGTTTATAAAGGCTCGCTAAATTTGATTAGCCAGCCTTTTTTATTTTATATAAATACAAGAAATAAATATTTTTTATTTTTAGCATTGACTTTTGTCGACAAAAAGGATAGAATAATTTTGTCAGACAAAAGGAGGGTAGAATTGACAAAGCCTAAAATAGGCAGACCTACTGATGACCCTAAACCTTTCAAAATAGATGTAAGATTAAGTGAACGTGATATAAATATACTTGATGATTATTGCAAAAGGACGGGAAAGACTCGACCAGAAAGTGTCAGGGAAGCGATTAGAGGTCTCAAAGAAAAATAAAAAGAGAGTAGGCGTGTTGTCAGACACTTATTCACCTACTCCGTATACACCCACAGCCCAAAAGAGCTAGAGTATAAATATTATATCATGTGCTTAATGAACTTTCAAGTTGGCTGGGGGAAATAATTTGAAAGGAATTTAATTTATGAGCAAAGATTTTAACAAAAAGACGGAAATTGAAGAGCTGGCATGCAAGATATTGGAAAGCATTATAAATACATTTAGCTAGCCTACATATTTATCACAGAGACACAAAGAAAATTCAGAATATTATGTCAATAGAAAGGGGGATAATAGAGGGAGAAATATGCCTCAATCATAAGAGCTCTTTTAAAGGGTAGCAAGTAACAAATGTATGGCTGTCAGGACAAAAAGCCATTTGTGGCTTGCCTCAGCAGTATTAGGACTATGCTCGAAAAGGAAATACAACCCGCTATCCGAGTGAATCTTTATTATTTTATATAAATACAAGAAATAAATATTTTTTATTTTTAGTATTGACTTATAGACGTCTATAAGTCATAATATTAATGACCCCATTAAGTGAGGTGATTGTTTGGGGAATAAAAAAATGGGACGTCCTACTGATAATCCTAAAAACATCTCGTTAAAAGTACGTCTGGATGAGGATACATCGAAGAAACTTGATGAATGCGTAAAAGTTCTTGAAGTATCAAAAGCAGAGGTAATGAGACAAGGAGTGAACAAGGTTTATAAGGACTTACCAAAATAAAAACAGGGAAAGCAGTGTTCCACTTGCGATGAAAAATCACTACTTCCCACACACCCACAGCCCAAAAGAGCTGGAGCACAAATATTATATCACGTGCTTAATGGACTTTCAAGTTGGCTGAGGGAAATAATTTGAAAGGAATTTAATTTATGAGCAAAGATTTTAACAAAAAGACGGAAATTGAAGAGCTGGCATGCAAGATATTGGAAAGCATTATAAATACATTCAGCCAGCCTAAATATTTATCACAGAGACACAAAGAAAATTCAGAATATTATGACGAATTTGAAAAAGAGTTTGAGAAAGGACTAAGTTATGAGCAAAAAAAAGATTTAGATTCACTAATATCAATAAAAAATGCAGTAGAATCAACACAATTTGACTATACATTGCTTTTGGGAATGCAAATAAAATCTGCCATAGAAGAAATAATAAAAAATCCTCTTAAAATCTTAAATTTATACGACAACGAGGGAATCCCTGTTAGAGATATTTATAAATCTATTAAGCAAAGAAGTGAGGGTGTCAATAATGGGTAATTTCAAGGAAAATATAAATTTATTTTTAACAGAATCAATGAATAACTGTTTTATAAAATTAAAACAAATTGATAAAAATTATCAAGATATAAACGCTGCGAGAATAAAAGCCTCTCAAAAATTTGAGGACTTTTTAGATACGTTAAATTCAAAAGACAGGCAATTTTTAGAGAACTACAAAAGCGAGGGATATTTAGCGGACAGCATAGAAAGAGAATGGCTTTATTTACAAGGTTACAAGGACTGTATAAAGTTATTAAAAATGATTGAAGCAATTTAAAAGGCGAAATAGATAAAAAAATTAAATAAAATTCTACATGAGGAGTGAGCTAAAATCACTCCTTTTTCTTTATTTTGTTTGCTAATTTACCACCTATTTTACTTTATTTACCAATATTTGAGAATAAATTACAGACAAAATTCTCTAAAGCAAAAATGAGATTTAATTATATGATTTACACATAAATAATATTCATTTATAGATTAATTTGATTTTTATTTACCAGTCTAATTTTTTAATTAAATATTTAAAGTTGATAAAAGGTGTAAATCGCTTTTAGACTTAGGAGACGATTGGGGCAAGAAAGGAGAAAATTTATTAGAAAAATTAGTTGTTAATATTTAAAGCTTTTAATTGTTAGGAGCAAGAAGCGAGAAAATACACAATTAAGTGTAAATTCTCGCTCTTTTTTGCTTTTACAAAAGGGGGCAGCGCATGAGAAAAAAGTGTTTTTTCTATTACATTCGTTATCCTTAATAGCTCGGTTGTTTTTAAAAAATTAAAAATAATCGGGAGGGAAAGAGTGTGAAAAAGCACTTTTATCATGTAAAAGATAAAATAGCATATTTTAATAGGGTAGTAAAAAATATGGACTTAGACGATATAAAAAGAGAGAAGAAGTATACTGATAATAATATTCATTATGAGGAATTTTTAGATGAAAATAGCACGGATATTTTTCAAATTATGACTGAAAACAAATACAAAGGCTCACTTAGTTGGATTGATTTAATTCAAAACGAAAAATTACATAGAGCCATTGAAAAACTATCAGAGGAGGAAAAATATTTTATCACGCTCTTATTCTATGAAAACAGAACGCAGAAGGAACTTGCAGATTTTTATAACGTCAAGCAGCCAGCGATACACCACAGAATAAATAAAATTACAAGAAAAATAAAATTTTATTTATTGAAAAGATAGAACACAAGTTGAATTTTCTATTCGACAATATTTGTTTATAAATTCATCCCCAAAATCCGTCTATAAGGGTGAGAGGAGATTTATTCTAATCAATGTACTCTGAAAATTGAATAGGGATACAAGTTTGGAGTACGCAAGAAGGGGAGCAACGTTTCGACACTCATGTTGATAAACTTATGAACTATATAAGATTTTGGCAAGCAAGCGGAGAGAGTATAAAAACGTCGGTTAGAATTAAGACCAGAATGGAACAATTAACACAAGCAGGAGTATATAGAGGTGGAACAGTACCGTATGGGTATAAATTAGAAAAACGTGGTAGAGTAAATAAAAAAGGCTTAGATTTATATGATTTAGCGGTGGAGCCTCTTGAGGCGGAATATGTAAAATTAATGTTTGATAAGACTGTAAAAGACGGTATGGGTTCCTACCAAATAGCCCGCTTTTTAAATGAAAAAGGGCTAAGAACTCATAATGGAAGTAAATTTCAAAGCAATACAGTAAATCGAATACTTAAAAATAAAATATATTGTGGGTACTTATCTTCTGGAAATATAACATCTGGTTTTATTGAGGAACTAAAGATAATTGACAAAAATGTATTTGACGCAGTACAGAACATAGTCACACAAAGGCTTGTTAAAAATAACGATAAACGAACAATAGCGCTTAACAATAAAGGTAAAACTTTATTATCAGGGAACATATTTTGCGCACATTGCGGCGGAAGATTAGTTGTAACGCGATACCAAGATAGATATATAAGGAAAGACGGAAGTGAGTATAAAATAGATGAATTAAAATATACTTGCTACCATAAGACAAGGAAATTAAGCGATTGTGACGGACAGACTTCATACAGAGCCGAGAAGATAGACAACGCAGTTTTAGCGGTGCTTGAAGATTTATTTAAGAAAATAAAAGAAATACCGCAATCAAAAGCACTTGAAAGACGGTATAAATTGCAAGTATCGGGATGTAATGAGAGGTATAAAAAAGCGAATGCCGAAGTAGAAAAGTTAGGCAATCAACTAAGAACATTAAAACTTGAAATCGGTAAGGCTCTAGTAGGGGAAAGCACATTTACAGCGGAACAACTAAGCGAAGCAATCAAAGTTACGCAAAATAAATTAAGTGAAGCAAACTTAGAAATGGAAAAAGTAAAATCACAGTTAGATAACAAAAAAGAAGCTATGGGGAAACTAGGTTACCATTATGAAAGTTTTTTAAGTTGGGCAAATGAATTTGAAAATTCACCGCTCGAGCAAAGAAAAATGATAGCGTGTCAGCTTATAAGACAAGTTTTAGTTAGCGCAGGATATAACATAAAGATTGAGTTTGATATGAACTACCAGCAGTTTTGAGAGGGATTATAACAATTATAAAATTGAAAGCTACAACAAGTGTTTTTTACGGTATGAAACTATAACGCTCGGTAGAGCATGCGGCTGTTAACCGCAGGGTCGTTGGTTCGAGTCCAACTTGGGGAGCCAAAAAGATAGATAGAATCAGGGTTTGAGCTTGATTCTATTTTTTTATTTTCAAAAAAATCTGCCCACAATAAGCATATAGGGATATTTCTAATTGAATTATTTGTTTTTGGCTCACTAAGTTTAAGAATAGAGTTGTTGTCTGATTCATTATAAATGTCTTTTTGCCTACTTAAAGAGTAGTGTCTTATTCGCACTAAGGGATTATTAGGATCGAGGTCAATATCCATCCACCTAAGCCCCAATAATTCGCCTTCTCTAACTCCGGTAAATAAAGCAAAGATAATGGCAAAACCTGATTGCCAAGTTTCGAGATTATCTTTTACGGTTGCAATTAATTTATCTTGTTCCATAGGTGTTAAAACTCTTATTTCACGTTTTGGGACAGTTTGAGTAATTACTCCACTTAAAATATCGTGTAGAAGCATACCATGTTCCTGTGCCTTTCTAAAAGCATAATTCATCATATTACGGATGTTCTTGATACTTTTTGCACTTAATTTTCAGAGAGTCTTATCATTTATAGAGTTTCTCTTTTTAGAATTAAAAAATTCTTGAAGTATAGGCAAGTTAAGTTCACTCATTTTGTAATGTCCGATCGCCGGAACAACATGGTTTCTGATATCTCTTTCGTATCCACTATATGTAGAAGGTTTTACAGTAGGTTTTACAAATGTTTCTAACCAATAATATAGCCAATCTTCAAGGGTTGTCTTGCGTTTTTCAATATAATTTTGATGCTTTTTCAAGTTCAGCAAGCGTAGCTTTTAATTTGCGTTTCACATCTGCTTGAGTTTTACCGGTTATATCTCTGCGTTTATTATTGAATGTATACCTAGCACACCAACGTCCATCAGTTCTTTTATAAATAGTTCCTTCTCCGTTTGTTCGTCTTGACATAGTACAATTTCCTTTCTTTTATTTCATAATTTAGTTTTTAATTTAGAAATTATACCAATCGAGAAAACTTTATATTTAAATTGTCAAGGTACGTTTTGAAATTAATTGTGTTATAAATCCCTTATCATCCGAATTATAACACAAAAAAGCCGAAATACAAAGTATTTTGTCGATTAATCAGATAACTAACAATATGAACATTTTGAAAACATTTTTATGAGATTTTCTTTTAGCAACACAATTTTTCTACCTGGAATAAATCCGTTTAAATCGTGTTCTTTGATAACCTCATAAATTTTGCTTTTTGATATGTTTAAAGTGCTTTGAAGAACATTAGGAGCAAAAAAATCAGGAATATCTTTTATAATTTTAAGTTCTGAAAAAGTTGTTATCGGTCTACTTTCTGCCCATTCAATGAAATTTTGCTTGAAGATAATAATTTTGCGATTTAATTTATAATAAGGAAGTTTATTATTTATCATCAGACTATATATTTTGCTTCTCGACACACATAAAAGCTTGGATAGATATATGGTGTCAAAACTTTCAGGAATAATATCGTTTAGATTTATAAATTTGGTGTTTCTCAAATTAAGCCTCCTAATTCAAAGTTTTAAATTTCTCAATCTTCTATTGGTTAAACAGAATCACACGGATAAACCGTTTCTCTCATTGGAACTGTACTCTGGAATTTAATCTCGACTGTATCAGGAGTATCATTATAGGTTGCCCTTGTCATCGCAAATTACTCACCACAAGTAATTTCTTATATTGGAATAATCTCGCTCGCTTGAATTATATTTAGTAGAAATTTAAATCTTAAAATATAAATCAAGGTCATGGCGTACCATATAAAATGCTTGTCCTCTATCAGAACAGAACAACTAACGTAATTGAGAAATTTTATATTAAGTTTTCAAAGTTCTTTTAGAGGTAAATTATGTAAAATCATTCCTCTACTTATTTAAGAGTCTTTTAGGGGTATTTTTTATACCCTATTTTGAATAGACATAATAATATCTACTTTGTTCTCAAAATGTTTTTTATTTTAATCAATATTTTATTAATGTTTACACTTATGCTTTTTTGTGAAACACTATAAATCTTTGCGACCTCGATTTGAGTTTTCTCTTTGTAAAAAATATAACTTAGTAAAGTTTGTTCCTCGATACTTAAACTTTTTATCGCTTTATATAAATTAGAATTTTCAATTAGTTCTATCCAGTCAAGTAAGTTATTTTCACAAAAATATTCATCTTATGTTGAGTAAATGTCTTGAATGATATTTGTCAAAACTTCATTGTCATTAATCTTAGAATGTTTAATACTTTCTTTGATTTCCATATTTTTTATAACTTTTCTGAAATAAGCAATTTCATTTTTAATATTGTTACGATGATTTCTCATAATAACAGTACCTCAGAATTATTTGATTTTTTTCAAACAATCAGGAATAACTACGGGTAACGTATGCAATAGAGAAACCACCGCCAATCAAAATCACCTTTGTCACCACTATAGAAAGTAGTTACATCGTGATTTTCAATTAAGTTTACAATTTCTTTTTTTAGTTTTTCCGGTAAATCTTCTTTACCAAAAATACTTGAGTGACCGGTAAAACAACATATCTTATTGTAATTATTATGGGAAAAAGAATTTTCCATAGATTATCATCTCCTAATTTTATTATCTCTGTACACGATGACGTATTATATGGAAATTCCCGATAAACGGTAAATTTTAATACAATACGGGAATATATAAATATAAAAAAAGATAAACTTTCTATATACAAAATTTTTTAATATAGGGAGGTTTATACTTGAGTAAAAATAAATCAGGACATCGTATACGTGCAGCTAGGTTTATGAACAATCCTGTTATATCACAAACAGATTTAATAGCAAAAATGCAGATAATGGGATTTAATATCTCAAAAAATATTATGTCACGTATAGAGCATGGTGAAAGATATGTTACCGACCTTGAACTTATTGCATTTGCTAAAGTATTGAATGTTACAACGGCGTGGTTACTAGGAGAAACAGACGATGCAAGTAAAAAAACTGAAATATAAAGCTTAACTTTTACGTTATCTTATAAATTTTATCTGTATTACAGATAAAAGTCAATATCTATATTTCAGATATTTCATAATGTTTTCGAGGTGATATTGTGATATTTGAGAATATTAGAACATTGAGAGAGAATAGAGATATAAAACAATATACTTTGGCTAATTTACTAAATATAGCACAGAACACTTATTCGCAATATGAAACAGGAAAAATAGAATGGACAGCTACTATGTTAATTAAATTGGCTAATTTTTATGAAACAAGTGTGGATTATTTATTGGGTCTAGTGGATAAACCTGATCAATATTTTAAAGGATGATTATTTATATCAGTCAAAGATTTAGAGATTATACTTCCATTACTTCAAAGGCTTTCAGAAAATAATGATGAAAACAAGAATTAGCTGATGTTTTAAACGTATCAACAGATGACTTGCTTGGAAAAACAAAAATTTTGAAACCAAAAGAATTATAATTTAGAATAAATTTTATTACAAAAATAAAGCATTAGTGTTATGGGGGATATATCCTCTTAACTAATAAGATTATAGCCCCCATAATATGAACTGTCAAGGGGGGCTAAGTTGTGATAATTTTTGATAAACTATGGATATTAATGGAAGAAAGAGGTATATCTACATATAAATTAAGAGAGGTCTGCGGAATTGACAGCAAAACCATCAGGCGATTAAAAGCAAATGATAATACCGAAACTAAAACGCTTAATAAACTTTGTTCAATTTTAGACTGTAAACTTGAGGACATTGCTCAATACGTGCCAGATAAATAATTTACATAAATGAAGCTCACTAATCTATTTAGTGAGCTTTTATTTTGGATTTGTGATAATTTTTAAAACGTCATAAATATAATTACTGCCTCTTGATATTAATAGTCCTGTCAAGATATTTCCTATGTATGGAACAGTTGATTTTAAATTGAAACATTCAGGCAAATCCAACTTATAAATAATAGCTATTGCAATACCCAAAATTATGCTAAAAACCATGCTAATTGAAAAACATTCATAAACAAAAAATTCTTTAAAGTATGTAATCAAACTTTCTATAATCACCGAAAGGCTCATTATTTTAATCATGTTCTCATTCATTTTAAAACCACCTTTACTTTGGAATTTTTAAGATTTGCCCTACATAAATGGTGTCTTTTGTAAGATTATTTAACTTCTTTATTTCTTTGTATTTTGTACCGCTTCCTAAAAAGATTTTCGATAGATTCCATAAAGTATCGCCTTTTTTAACTGTATAGATAAAGTAATTTGTATCATTCGTAAAGCCATTTAAACCTTTGTTTTTAATTATTTTAGGATAATTTTTGTATGATAAATTCATATCTACATCTCCGTTAATTCCGTAAACGCAGCCTTTATTTGAAAACTGCCATAAACCACATGAATACGAAGGCTTGTCTTTATTCCATTCGGCTAGCCATAAATCATATTTTGGAAGCAATTCATCTTTGTAAAGATAGTTTTCAAGCCAGTTTACGTTTGTATAGATTGCGGCATAATATCCGTGCTGTTCAATTGTGTCACAAAATGCTTTACAAATATCTGTAAGTGTGCGTTTACCCAACTTTTTCATAGATTTATCCTCTATGTCAAACGCTACCGGATATTCAAGGCTGTATCCTTTTATATTTTCTAAACAGAAATTTGCTTCATTTATGGCATCTTGTACGTCTACAGCATAAGAATAGTGGTACACACCGCAATGTATACCACTATCAAGAGCATTTTTTATATTAGTATGAAAATTTTTATCTATTTGATTAGGGTTATTTCTACCGTAACCTTCTCTAATCATAGCAAATTCTATGCCTGAATCCTTAACTTTCTTCCAATCAATTTCTTCGTTCCATTTACTAACATCTATTCCTTTTGCCATACTTTTTACCTCCGTTTTTTAATTCAATCTAACACATAGTGCTATTTGTCTTATATAGTCATTTCTACCGTCTGTGTTGTTCATCACTTGTGTGCCAACATGGTTTTTATCACCTAAAGTAATTGCATTATTTGAAATTACATTTAAATGATGCATTGTTGATTCATTAGCTTTATATCCAACTGAAACTAAGTATCGTGTAGGGTCGCCAATATCTATTGCCAGATGAAATATGAGAATAGAACCCATATTTGCAAATACTCCTGTACCATTTCTGTCCGACATTACAACATAAAAATTTCCAATAGTGGTGTTTGATATTCTTTCGGCATTAAACCGTAAAATACTTGTTCCGTCACCATAAAATTTTTCAATGCTTTTATCAACCAATGCTCCTAATATTGCGGGAGTTAAGTTTACAATGTTTTGATACGAATTTACATTTTGACCATTACATTGTATTCCTTGTAGTGCACTATCTAACTTTTCTTTGTAATAGTTTGTAAAATCATTTTAAGATAGCATTTTACCTTCTTGTTTATCTACTTTTTTTACTGTCTTGAATTGAAATTTGCCCTTGTATATCACCCCAATTCGCTTTTGATGAACCCGAAACAAATCCACCGTAAATGTTGCAAGATAATATTTAACATTTACAGTTTGCCCCGGGGAATAATTTCCTAGCTGACTATAAGCGTTTAAAATTTCGCTGTCCGAGATAGTTATGTCACTTCCACTTGTGTAGTTTTCACGAGATACCCAAGTGTTTCCGTCATTGATTAAATCTATATATAGGTTATGTGTGTATGAAGATTTAAAAGGTGTAAACCACGCAGAAGTTGTACCTTCCAAAGTAAAATCATTTGCTCCGTCAAAATTGGTAGCTTTATTTACATCAATGTTATCTAAAGTGCAAGACGATGAGCCATTTCCTCCTATCGGACTATCTCCTGAATAGCTCCCTGATATTGTAATTGTTTTTGTGCCGTCGGAATTGTGTGGAACTGTTACAGTATGAAAAATAATAGTTGTTTCAGAATTTGTAAAGGAATATGATTTACTTTCTGATTTAGTATTTCCGTTTATAGTGATTGAAAAAGTCCCTGTTCCATAGGTCGTATACCCGGGATTATCTCTCCACAGCACCATACTTGCCGTAACATTCGAGGAATTTGCACTACTTCCGTTAGATGTAGAACTCCAATTTATTTTTGATTTTAAATGTGTTGTTCCGCTTGTTGTTGACAAATTAAAACTGCCACTTGCCATTTATTCCACCGCCTTAACTGTACTTAAAGTAGATATCTCCATTTGAACCACCCGAAGGATTGCCTGTTCCATACGCTATTATGTTTCTTGTCGCTCCGTTTGCAATTCCGTCAAGTTTAGATTTATCATTTGAACTCATGAATCCACTACTTGATGTGGTTGCATTTGAGTGTGAATGAGAAGAGGCGGATGCTCCTACATCGTTTGCCGAAAGAATAATATCTTGCGATAAATTTTTGTTGTTTATTGTCCTTGTAATCGGCACAGCTCCTATATTTTCAAGTGTTATGTTTACACATCTGTTTTCGTCCGGATTTATAAGTGTGCCGTTTCCTTTAATACTTTGAATGGCAGTATCGGATTTTATGCCTTGTTCTGCTGTTGCAAAGTCTGTGCTTTCTTTTCCGTCTAATAAGTCAGCATCTAAGCCACTTTCAGGACCGTCAACGGTTTTCATTTTTTCTAAAACTTCATTTGCTGTAATTTGATTTAAAAGAATAAACGAATCGCCGTTAAATTCAATAAGATACTTAATATTTTTTATTAAGTCATTAGGACTTAACTGAACTAAAATTCCCAACGTATCAAACTTTTTAACAGGGATATTTCCTAGAGAATTTATGTTAATTGTTACGTTTCCCGTGTTCGTTTCAGAAACAGAAAGAATAATCAGCATATGGGGATAGTATTTACTGACCTCAAAATCACTTGATTCGTAATAATTTTCAGATATTTTGTTTGCGGTAACATCAAAAATTTTTCTGGTATTTTCTATTGAAAAATCATGCGAAGCCAGAATATTTGCTATTTTATTGAAATTACTATCAGGTGTAACGCCGGCAATATCCGTCCTAAATTTTAAGAATGTTTGTTCAGCATCTTCGCCTGATGAAGCGTAAAGAGTTAAATCTCCGAAATCTGTTTTAGTTGGCATATTTACTTTCCTCCTTATAAAATTTTTTCTCCGTCCATGTTTGAGAGTGTTAGCATATCTCGATTTTCAAGTGTGTAAGGATCATGCGTTTTCAATCTTGTCAATTTAATCATGTGAGGAGTTATCGTGTATTTGAAATAATTTTTATCGTACGATTTAAGTTTTTGGCTTAGTCGCACATAAACATGATTATTGTTTAAGATATAAACCTTCGTTTTTGTTTTTATTTTAGACTTGGGATTTACCAAAAGTTTTGGGGAAGAAGAGTTAATATCTAAAACAAGGTGCATTAGATATTTTGGAATATAAAAAAATTTTGCACTACCTTTATTTATTTTCAAACATTGTTTTAGAAGGTAGTGAGAATTTAAAATGTTCATTTTATAAAAACTTTTTGAGTGAAAAAATATCCCTTCATAGAAAGGATAATCTTCCACTATATACTTGAAAATCGGATCAGACTTTATGATTATTTTTAAAATTTTATTCATCTAAAACTTCACTCCTTATGGAGTATTTGTGCGTTCAAAAGTTATATCTCCGGCATCAAAAAAGACTGTCATACCTTGATATAAAATTATTTCTTGAGCAAGCTCTGTGTAGTACATGACTTTGCCCGATTCATCAAGCTCAAAGATATATTTGGCTATTCCGGCATTGGATGAAAACTCATTTGGAAATTCAAGCCTTATTTTATTTGAAACTATCCCGTTTGATGATTCGTTCCACGTTTCGGTGTTATTTCTAACTTTTAATCTTGCATACCCGGTTGAGGAATCCGGTTCTGCATTCTCGGGCAAAGTCCCCGAATCATCAATAGCAATAGTTGATAAACCGATGTATGTATATGTCGGTGGAGTATATGTAGCAATACCTCTCACATGATTATTTTCAATGTCTGATTGATATTTTGTTATCATAGTTTTTTCCTTTCTTATTTAAGTTTTATTTGAGGTTTAAAATTTATAAATCCCTCAGCTCTGCGAAAAATTCGTCCTTTTCTATCAATTAAAACGGGTTGATGAACATATTTCCCATATAAATCTTTAGTATCGTCTTGTTCTAAAGAAACTGTAAATCTATAGTATAAATAGCCTTCTTCAAAATTGCCGTCACGCAAAATAGTGCAGTCTTTTTCCAAAATAGGACTATGCTTCATGCCTATTGGTGCTAGATACCATTTTGCGGTGTCATCTTGCAAGTCGAGAGGTTCACCATTTTCATAGAAAACTTGAAATTCAAGGACTATACCACTATCTCCGGCAATAAGCTCAATTTCTTGTAATTTTGTAATGTATGAATCCAATTAATTGCCCTCCTTATATTCATCAAGTCGAGTATTTTCAAATCCTCTGCGTTTAGCTTTAATCTCATAACAAAACGGGATATCATCACCTTCCACTATAAAGTAATCTTCCGTTCGTTCTGACACAAAAATATTTCCCTCTCAGTAAGGAGAAAGAAATACTTGATATCCAACTTTTAAATTTACACATTCTGAAAAAATCGGTTCAATTTCTACTTTACAAATCCCATTTTTAACTTCATTTTCTCCGATATCACCATAGTAATACTCTGCGGTTTCATAAGCATTTATTAATCGGCTTCCGTAATGTTCTGTTTTTTGAATACAGTTTTTGCTAAATCCGTCTGCTACCATGAATTTCCCACATATCACCGTATTACCCACAATTGCCGTTTTACCTCGAATTACAACCCCACTATTAATAGGGCATAAAATTTCAAGAGCATCGTTGGCTTCAAGTATCAAACGTCCTTGAGCTTGCCTTATAGTAGATGTCTTGTATGTACCGCCGTCATTGTAAGTCCATTTACATTCTCCCGCAAAAGTACCTGATTTTTGAACGTAGAGATTATCAATATAAGCATGAGTTGCATAAATACTGTCAAGTCCGGCTCTTCCGCTTCTAATTATTTCGGTATTTCCAACAGCACCGTTTGCAATTTCTCTGCGGGTAATTGTTCTATTGTTTAATTTTGAACCTGAAATTGTGTCATTGGCAATCTTTGAGCTTGTAATCGCACCATTTCCAACTTGACCGTTTGTTATTTGTCCCTCAATTCTGTCAGCACGAATAGTTCCGTCAAAGCGAGCATTGTTTCCCTCAATTCTCAATGCACCGATTCTAGCATTTCCGTTACTTTCAAGCACAATATTTCCGTTTGCACTTTTTATTGAACTTTCTGTAATTTGAAGTCCACCTATTTTGCTGTCTGAAGAAACATTTATTTTTCCTATTATATTAAGATTTCCACCCGAATCAGCATAAAATTGATTTTTCCAAGTGTTTCCATTGCGTTTTTGAATTTTAAATCCGTCTTTTGGATTTTGAAGTATACGGGAATTACCACTTTCAAGAGTTAAAGTTGCATTTTTAAGGGTTGCACCGCTACCGTTTAAAGTAAAACTATTATTTTCATTTGTGATACTAAGTTGGTTTCCGGCTAAAATTTTACCTGTGATTAAATCAGCTAAGATACCATAAGTTGTACCACTTCCATTACTATTTTTCACCTCACCGATAGCGACTTTACTTGTTTGCCAGTTATCGTCTGTCATACAAATTAAATTGTTGGTTATCATGAGTTGCCGATTATCAAAAATACCATTTGAAAGTTTTCGTCTGCCTTTGATACCATAAGTTCCGATTGAAATATCTTGATTTTGAGAGCTTATTATTTCTTGATTTGCGGTATTTAAGGCGTTTTTCATGTATTCAGCGACTTCATCATTTAAACCACCGCTTTTAATCGGAGCAACTAAGCTACTATAGTTTCTCGACACAGAATTTGTAACTTTGCTTTGATTAAAAAGCTCATTAAAAACCCACTCACTTGTTTGAAGTCTAAACCTGTTTCTAAAGGTCATAGTGAAATTTTCAGGATTATCATAGTCGATATCCATTTCAAGAAGTATTGGCGATACCCAAACATCTTTTTTAATTTCAGCATGAATTAAATTTCCTAGCTTTAACTGATTTATGAAAGGTCTAAACTTTTCGATAAATAAAAAATTCACAGTATCCATACTAAACGTAAAAGACGGCTGTGATAATTTTTTTAGTTCTTTTTTGCCACGTTCTAAAAGTTGATGACTCATATCCTGAATTTCCGGAGTTGTCATTTTATCCGTTACAACAAAATTTGAGTTGGTGTAACTACCTTCAAATATGAAGTTGTCAAGTTCTAAAATTTGTTTTTGAGTAAAATTATTAGTAAATTTCAATTTATTATTTATATCTTTTAAAACTTTTTGGACCTTAAATATTTCTTTGTTTTTATAATTAATTTCCTTTTGTTTGGAAGAAATTTTATTGTTTAGGTCATTGATTTTATTGACGATACTTTTGGATATGTTTGGCATTTGAGCACTTCTGACTTGTTCGCTAGCTTTTAATCGTTCTTTAAAGTAGATAATTCACCTTGTAACTTTAATAAATCTGCATTTAGATTCCTAAGTTTTGAAAAGTTATCTGCATAGGTTTTTTCAGAATCTTTTACTTTTTTATCCCATGATTTTATTGCTTTAATTAAACTATCAGTCATCCAATCAGAGGTCAAATAATATGAAAAATCATAAATATTTGATGTCCCGAGAGGATTTACTTCGTTAATACTAAAATCCCCTGAACCATGGACACTAAGACAAGTTATTATATCTTTTGAGGTTTCTTCGATTTTTACATTCTTAATCAAATTGTGAAAGGATAGGCTTATATCTGTATCTTTAACAACATCTTCAGCAGTATAAGTACTAATCAGTTTGTTTTCGGTATCAAAGTCAAAAATACATTCATATGCTTTTTCTATATCGTCCATAAGAAAGGAATATAGGCTATTCGTTGGAATCTCGAATGTGCGATATTTATTACAAAGATTACTACTTACAGTTCCTATTTTCCATGACGGAGCAATTTCAATAAGTTTTTGAAGTAACGTGTTTTGAGGATTTATAGGGTCATAAAATTTATATGTTCCGTCAAGAATATTCGCACCTTTAGAATTTAGAGTGTATTCATAAGAGTAAGCAGTTACCGATTTTATCGGTGTGGTTCCTTCGTTTGTTTCTGAAACCTGTACAATTACAAAATATCCGAAACCTTGAATGTGTAAAAGTCTGTTTTTGACTATTAATTCGTAAAAAGGGAGCGTTTTTGTTTCAGAATTTATGTTGTCAAAATATTTGCTATAAATATCGAAACTTATTTCTGATACCGCATTAAATCTAGGTTTTATATGAAGATTTTTAAAATTTGAAACACTTGCAATTTCAGTTCTATCAGGATTGCAAAGTGTTATCAATGGGATTTCATAATTCTTATTAATATCAAAATTAAAATTCATTTATCCACCTCCAAGCCTTACTGCAAATTGATAAGTTATTTTTAAATAGTCTAAAAGTCCATGACACTCAAGTTTGTTGATACCATGAACTAAACTAAAATAGCCTTGATTTTCGCCTTTAGATAGATTTTTAAACCTATTAAACCCAGTAGATGATGTAATAATCTCGTTTTGATTATCGACAATAATTAATTCATTAGGAGATAAATTTTCCATTTTAAATTCCCGGTTCGTAGTCAAATTTTTGATATTAAAATTATTACCGGCACTTGAAAGTTTAAGTTCTATTGTTGGTCTAAGTCCATATACTTCAGCAGAAAAATTGTCAAATTCAAAATAATTAATTACAGAACTATCAAAGTTATAAATTTTAGTTTGTGGGAATGTATAAGCATAGGGAGAATCACATTCTACGTTACATCTGATGCCGAAGTATTCACCGTCGAATTTTATATTTTCGTTTGCTTTCAAAATGCAATTAAAATAAAAATCCGAATACCATTCATCTTCGATTTGAAGTTTATGATATCCGGGATTTCCAAAAAGCCAATTTTTAATTCTTAAAAAAGTTGGGAGATCAATAGGTTCTTTAGATACAATTTCAATAGGAAATTCTAAAACTGTATTTTCTTTCGCCCCTAAAAACAGTTTTATAGGGTTTTTCATGACTGATTCGCTTTTTATTTCTATTCCTGAGCCAGAGACTATATCGTTTAAACTGGTATTTATAGACACTAAAATCAAACCAAAATCCTTTGACGATATTCCATTATACACAAAGTAATTTCCTAGAAAACTCACGATTTATTCTCCTTTATATCAAAATTTACATAAAAACAGCAGAGGTATTAAACTACTTTTACCTCTGCCAAAAATTATCACTATAAATACTTATATTGTTCTGTCCAAAACTTTTACTTTTATTATAATTTCTCTTAATCTTTGACCATCAATCATATACTCCAACGCTTCGTCAGCGGTTTTATAATTCTTTTCATTTTCTTCTGTACTAGATTCACAGATGTTAATCATTCCTTGAGGATGCGTTATAGAGTACTCTTTTCCGTTCCATTCAAATTCGACTTCTCCACCTTGTTTCATGCACCATTTAAAATCACTTATTGTTTTAAAATTGTATTCATCAAAATTAAAGTTTGTCATGTTAACATTTTTATTTTCATTCATACTATTGACCACCTTAAAATTTTTAAATTCAGGTACTGCATCGGGATAGTTTATTGGAGGTCCAAAACTCGGATATCCGTTTGACCAATCTATATTATGGTCATGAGGATCAGAGTGTTTAGAAGGCGTATTATGATCTGTGCAGTGCCTTTCTCTTGTGGCTTTACCATCACTTCCGATTTTTGTGTTTCTAGTGTAACCGCCTTTTTTCCACTAGACCTAGTTGTTTTAACATCACCGGGATTTCCTAAAAATCTTTCATCATCAGAATTTTTAGGTTTCCAACTTCCTCCGTATGCATCTCCCATACCTTTGAAATTATCTTTCAAAACATAACCATATGATTTTACTATTATATCACAGTTTTCAGGTTTATTTGTAATTTCGGAAATATACTCAAAGTATTTAGAAGGCTTATATGTTTCATCGACATCAAAATATCTCCAGGAGCTTAGTTCATAATTTACATAAATTATATTTCCTTCCATTTCTGGAAAAGGCTCATGATAACAAATGATATATTCCGGGTCTATCCGCTTTAGCATTTCGTTATATCCGGTCATAAAAAATTCTTTTTGGTCAGAATGATTATCATGCTCCGAGACCATATATGTCGAAACCGCAATGCATGAACCTTTTTCTATTCCTTCAAAGCAAAAATCAAATGTAGAAGGTAATCCTCAGCTGACAGTTGGTATAACTCTTATCCCTTTTGAAGCTAAAAAAGCTCCGCACCACCGATTTTTAAAAGTATTATGTAATTGTTGTAATTTGTGCATCTGTATGTACATACTGAAATCAGGTGTAAAAACCGCTTTGTAATTTTTTAAAGTTTCTATATACTTTTCCGGCTTCTTCCAAATTTTTTCGAATTTATAATCATACAAAAAGAAATGAACCATACGATTAAAATGCTTGATATCATCGGCTTTTATTTTATCAAATCCTATTAGCCTTAAATCAATGAAATCATCAGAAACCATTTTCGGTTTTGGTATAAGTGGCATATCATATTTTCCTGTACCACGCAGCGTGTTTCTTAAAAAGTAAGGGCTAGTTCGGTACTTTAAATTTTCGAGTGTCATAAAATCCTCTCCTTAAAAAAGTATTCTCATAACACCATATAAAAAATAGAAAATTTGCATTTTATAGGTCAAATTATATTTGCGTATTTGTTAGCTGTCTTGAAAGTAATTTCAACAGCTTTTTTGATAATATTTTCACTTTCTCGTTTTAGTGCATTTACGGTTTCAAAATCTGCGTTGCCTTTAATGTTTATGTTTACGATAGGTGAAGAAAGGTTGTTATAATTTTTGTTATAAAATATTTTTTCTTTAGAACTGTTGGCTAACATTCCGGCACCCACAAAGTTATTAGGGCTATTTGCAAAATCCCATAATTTTTTAGTAGCTTCATGAGAAAATACAACATCTCCTTCATTCATAAGTCTGTATCTTCCGGGAGAGGATTTATCTAAAATAATTTCCTTTCCGTTTTCGTCAACAGTTGCTAAACCTTTTTTTGACGAAAGAGTACCGCTTGCATAGCCTCTTAAATCGTACAATTTGCGTTTATAATAGCCAAGAGAAGGTTCTGAACCTCTTTGTGTGCTTATTTGTTCGATAAGTCTCTGAAGCCTGGTGATCTCACTTGTTTTCTCCTCGTTATTAACATTTTTATATTCTCTTGCAGATAAATTTAGTGCTTTAGCAGTTTCCCTGGAAGTATTTCCAAGGTCATTCATAGCTTTGTTTGCACTTTCAATTTGAGACGCTATTCCTGATATTTGACCTGAAATTGCTCCTAAAGTATTTGCTACGTTTATTTGACCTGAATTAAATCTACTTAAAGCAGAATAAGCATTATCCCAAGCACCAATTACTGTAGAGGTCATGCCGTCACCATAATCAATATTATATCGCATAAGATTATTGTAAAATTCTTGCAACTTACCTTCGATTAAGTTCATGGCGTCAATACGAATTTGTCCTTCGTGGTGTAAATAATCCTCGATTACTTTAATTCTTTTATCTGTGCTGTCTTTAAATTGACTATATTCGTTGTCTAGTGCTTTCTTCTGTCTTTCAATTCCATTATCGTATAAAAATTTTTGTAAATCTTCTTCGTCTTTCTTTAGCTTTTCTTGCAGCTCTTTGCGTTTCTTTTGTGCTTCCGCACTATCATCAAATTGAAGAGCGGAAAGTTTTGTTTGGATTTTGTTTATTTCATTATTTTTATCCGAAAGTTCCTTTTGATAATGATACTCATCTTTTTGAACATCAAGAGATTGCTTCATTAAGTCGATTTTCTTTTTGTAACTATCAAGACTTTCCTTTAGTGCTTCTTTTTCAGTTTCTTTCTGCTTTTTTATCATTTTGACAGTCATGTCGAGAAGCGAATTGATTGCTTTTTTATTATCTTCTAGTGCTTGTAAAACTAAAGGGCGACTCCATTTTTCTTCTCGACTGCTTCTGATTTTTAAAACTATAGTTCGGTTATTATCAAGCACAAACCAATTCGGTAAACCTTGGTTTTTACTTCGTTTATAAAAAGCCTCTCTGATTTCTTTAGGGTATCGTCTTAGCTTACTTTCAAGCTTTTCGCCTGTGCATGGTGTGAAATAATTGAGGTCAAAAGCCACTTGCTAACTTCCGTTTTTTATTCCGACAATTTGAATGTAGTCAGCGGGTAAATTGCAAACTGAAATATTAAAATTTTTAGAATTTATCTCACAAATACTTTTTACATAAAAATCATTAATGAACTTTTGGTTATCGGTAGGATTTTTCGACGTTTCAAGATAAGAAACAGCAATTCCGTCAAGCATAGCACGAAAAAGCATATCTCTTATAAATTCTTTGTCTTTAATCTTTTTAAGGCAAATTTCAGCTTTTAGCTTATTGTCTTTTCGCTTTTTTCGATTCTCTGATTTAGAAATTATAATTCTATCGAGCGTGAGCAGACTTGTCATATAGTCTACAATATTGCTGTAAAGCTCTGATGTTGAGTAAATTTCTCTGCTTAAATGACGTATTTCCATATTGTTATCCATTGGATTTTTTATCAGTTCTTTTAAACTTTCGTATGAAGTTCCAGATAATAAATCTCCATAATTATTGCTTGAAGCACTTTGATAACCCCAAAAACTATTGACTTCAAAATCACTTTCGTTTCCCATAAATTCACCTCCTAATCATCATTAACGCAAGACCATGCGGGATAAATAGTGTTTCTTGTATCATCAGTTTGTTCTTGAACTAAGTTATCAAACACTCCGATCCCAACACCTTGACTATCTATTACTATATAGTCGCAGTCAAAATCGTAAAACAGCCTTCTTGCTTTAATAGATTGATTAAATGTATGACCACCTTCATTTGTTGTTACATATACAAGATTTCTCAA